TTATATTTTATTATCTCTTTTCGATTTATAATAATGAAAGAACATATTTAATAGTACTTCTTCCAAACTCTCTTTAGCGTCGTCTATTTCTTCAGGAGTAGCTTCTCTTTTTGGAAATGTAAATTCTTTAAATTTTGGTACATTTCTAATCTTCCCCATCTACATCATCCTTTCTCAATATCTGATTTTTCCTGTTATTAATCTTATATGCTAGAATCCATGTAATATTCTTACAAAAAAATCACTAATGTAATTGATAAAAAAATTAAGTAAAAAAATAGACTACCTCAATTAAGAGATAGCCTGGACTATTATTACTTCTTTGGTTTTGGTTTGAATTTAATTTTCTTCTTTGGTTCTTCTTTGATTTCTTCACTCGGATTAGGATTGATTACTTCAGTAAATTTACGTTTTTTAATATCATTAACAAGTAAATAAGTATCACCGTCAATTGGCTTATTTGGATGACCTGCGTGTTTCATCAGTAGTGGATTCAAGTAGATATAAAATGAGTCTACTTCCTTACCATCACGATATGTCTTACTCTCAAATGCATAAAGTATTCCTGCGATATTGTAATCCTTCTGATATTTTTCAGAGTACTTCTTGTCGTATGTTGTTTCATATACAACGTAATTATAAATATCTCCATATCCGCTTAAATGCTCATTATATTTTTCAAATACACCATTTTTATCTGGTACTAGTACTTCTGCTGAAGCTACTCCTAGTGTAGATAATGATAACCCTATTGCTAAAATCCCTGCTAATATTTTCTTCATGAATAAACCATCACCCTTTTCTGTATAATGGTACCATTTTAGCATTACTATACTATTGTATAAAGATTTCAGCTTAATTTTTTAGTGTAATATTGCTCAAAATTTTTAAGAATACTTGATACCTGTTCACGAGTTATGTAATTCTGTGGATTTGAACCGTCAGTAATATTATTAGCTTTTAGCCATTGCCAATCATCCACATGATATTTTAATGGTTCTCGTGCTTCTTGCTTATCAAGTTTATTTGCTAACTGATTCTTTAATTCTGTATTTTCTTTTTGTAAATCTGTAATTAGTTTCTTAAGCTCGTTATACTCTGACATAGTTAGCTCATCTCCATTTTCTTGAATTGAGTTTAATAATGATATGTATTTCATAGGATTTACTGCATTAGGTTGACCAGTAGTCCAAATTCCATTATGAATTTCAAAATGCAAGTGCGGAGCTGTAGATGAACCAGTTGACCCCATAATAGCAATAGGTTGACCTTGTTTAACCTTTTGTCCAACTTTCACTTTAATTGAATCCTTCTTTAAATGAGCATTGTTAGTGTCCATAAGCTTGCCATTTATAGTATGTCTAATCATTACAACATAACCATAAGTACCTAACTTTCCTGTACGAATTACTTCACCGTCTGCACTTGCAACTACTTCTACATTAGTATTTGATGTTCTCGCTAAATCCACTCCTTGGTGAAAAACCTTATTAGAGCCAAATGGGTTAGTGCGCCAACCAAAAGGCGAGGTCAATCTAATATTGTTTCCTTTTAAAGGACAAATATAATTAGTCACTAATCATTCCTCCTAACTTATTCTTTGATATTGGATGTTTTACCGAAATAAAATGAAATAACACTTATTACTACTGTTTGGATGAAATTAGTTTCTAAAGTACCCATAAGAGAAAGTACAACAAATAATAATACAATCGATAAAGCAATCAGTTTTCTAACTTCAATTAGTGCTGAGAGCTTTTGTTTCATACTTCATCACTTCCCTTTAGAATATCTATTGTCTTAATCCTAAATAAGCCAAAAAAGCAGCTAGAATTGCAATACCAATGTATTTAGGGACATCATTAGAAATAAAAGCAATAACATCAAATTTACCTCTATCGCTACCGTTTTCAATCTTTGTAACTCGTTGGTTAATATCTGTAATTTCTTCATTTAGTTTGGATAAATTAGTATCCATAGTGGTTAATGTTAGATTTAACTTTTCGTTTTGTAGAGTTTGTCTTTCATTAATCTCTAACTGCCTATCCATTTGTTTGGAATTTTGAAAAGCAATTACTTTTAGCTCTGTCAATAATTCAGTTGTATTTTGTAACTTCTCAATATCCTTTTTATTTTCTTTTGAAACGATCTCTAATTGTGCAGAAGTAATTTCCAATTCTGCGATACGTTCCTTATCTGTTTTCTCCAATTTAATCACCGACTTCTTTAACAAAATAAAAAGTAGATGTTTATTAAACACATCTACTTTAGGTAGTTTTTAAATTATTCAACTACATGTGGAACAGTTACTGGTAAAACACTTAATATAGTATGTTTGTTTATAATAGCCCCACCAAAATTAACAAAATTAATTCGTTGATCATTCAGAGTCTCCGTGAATGCTTCTGAATCAAATTCTGCATTTTTTAAGTCAATTGTTTGATTGTTATTTAATAATACTTGGTAATCCATTAATTCAATCTCCTTTGTTTATGTTAGTTTTACTGATCCTACTGTACTTCCATTTACTTTGACATATAAATAACCACCAGAGTACGAAATGCCGATTCCTTGTGAATGTGCTAAAGCAACTCCTAATACATTTGCATAAGAAAAGTCAACTGTACCATTAAAGCCAGTCCTGCTGTATGAACTCGTCCCTATAGTTATATCTGATGATGACAAAGTAATTTGCTGTGCGTTTAAATCCATACCGTAACCCGAAGCATTGATACGATTCGAGTTATTAAATACTAACGATTTAGAGCCAAAACCTTGTCCCAGATATAAGTTGTTGCCTACTGTTGCATCTGTAGCAATATTAATACTTGAGTGTCCAGTTATACTGCCACTAGCGATTACTGCACCGTTTAAGTTAATCTTATCAGCATTAACGGTTACGCCATATGGAGCAACGTTAATACTACTAATTAGATTGTCTCCTCTTGTTTCAAGCGTGATACGTTGGTCAGTTTGAGTAATTCGTGACTCTGCTGTACCCATACGCCCATCCAAATTTGTAACTCTAGATTCAATTTGACCTGCTTGAATGGTAAGAGTTGATACATTGCTTTCATTTTTTTCCACTTTTAATTCAATTTGGTCAGCACGTTGATTAATAGTAGATACTTCGTTTGTGATACGATTATTCACGCTCAAATTGATGTTATCTGCCTTAATGTTAATGGCAGCCATTTCATCTGTAATACGGTTATTCACACTTAAATTGATCTCATCTGCTTTTATCTCCAGTTGTGCAATAGAACCGTTTACTTCTTCAACTTCCATTGTAATTCTGTCATTTGTTTGTTCAAACTTACTACGATATTCTTTCCTGTTTTCGTCAATTTCGACTTTTTGAGATACTAATAAATCGTCTGTGGATTTTGGAAGTGTATTACCTAAAATTACTTTAGTAGTAACTAATTTACCTGTTCTAAATTCTTTCGTTTGAGATAATACACGAGTTTGAAACTCAATTTTTAATGGTTCATAAATAAGCCATACACGCTCACCTAATGCTTTGTCAGTTAATTCGACAGCATCTAATTCAAAATAGGCTTCTGGATAATCCATTAATTCGTTTTTCAATTTTTCTAGCAAGGAGTCGGACTCCGTAAGATTATCATCACTAATTGGATCGGCTTCTCTTACACCAAAAACAGAAGCATTAGGAGATGTATACGATACCATCAATTCATTTGCTCCGTACCCTTTAATAAATGTCTTTAGTTTTGTTGTATCAACATTTTTATGCAGTGCTTTAATATTGTGTTTATAGCGATACTGAGCGTCATTATCTCCACCGATTGCATGTGAAAAATGAACTTGATTATTCGGTCTGATTTCATATTCACATTGGAATGTTGAGCATAATACATTAACTAACGCTATTACATTAGCTTCACCGAAGTTCGGAATAATTTTATGGTGATTAATATCGTTGTCAAAAGTAAATGACCATCCAGAACCATCTAAAACAAATGACATGAACTCATTAAATGTGTGAGTACCACCATAAATTTCATCTTTTCGACTGTCGTTCAAGTCAAAGAAAGTGGATACGCCTACAATATTTTTAGATGTTCGATTTTCTTTCAATTGTTTAACATTAAAATCGAAGTCGTCAACTGTAATAACGGATTCTTCATGCAATATGCTATGAGCAGGATTGTTTAAATTAAAAGAGGTAAACGAGACCGAAAAAGTCCCATTTACCTCTTGTTCCATTTTAAAGTTGTTAAATTGTGTTAATGGTTCAACTTGTTTACTATCCACACTTGTAACATAAATCAAGTTATCACTCCTTTCTTATTCAAACTAAAACCATACGATAAATTTTAAATAATATATGTCTTTTATAAAATTTAATAAAAAATACGCTTCTCGATGTGAGTTTGCGTGTTAAGATCGGCTATCATTTAAAGTAACGTTAAATGACATTTTTGAAATGCATTTTTATTTTTTCATTTAAATAACGGAATGCCAATTAATATTGCCATTACTAATATTAATAAAATAATAGCTAATTGTTTTATTGTAGTAACTTTATTCATTATTAACTCCGCCTTTCTACCAATTTTTATAAGCGAAAGAAAACATAGTAATCGCAAAAGTAATTAATACTATAGAATTAGTGCTTGATTCTACTCCATTAGCATTGTTATTTTCATTAACTTCTTTATACGCATTATAACTAACGTAAGCCAACCAAACAATTACAAAAACAACCGTAAAGTTCGCAATGTATTTAAAAATTTTGAATTCTAATTGGGCATACAAAAATAAAAGTAAATCTATTATAGTAAAAAATAAAGACGCATAAGATACTACATAGAAAGTCACAATAAAACCCTTTTTTTCTTTTATATAGAGGTACGTTAACAATAAAAAGACCATGCCCAAACCCAAATAAATTAATCTAATCTCGTCCAATCAGAACTTCCCCCAATTTTACTCACATTTATATTAATAGTACTTCCACTTCTTTTACAGTACAATTTACCTATTTATACGTAGTACAATCATATTAAGATGCATTTTTCACGTAGACTTTTCTTATGGTAAATGCATAAAATAACGTTAACTTCTGTTCCTATTAGATATAAATTTGCTAATTATATAGGTAAACAATTATTACGAACAAAAAGACAAGACAAGATTATTTATCCTGCCTTGAACGTAAAGCATTTTCTAACCGCTCAATTTTATATTCTAATTCTATTATTTTTAAATCCTGTTTTAAACTACTTTCAGTGAAAAATGGTTTTATAAAAACATTGTTTAAAGCACTAATTACTTCAAGTATTGCTACTGCTAATGTAAATTCTAAAATATTTTTATCCAAAAAATCATAAAAACCTTGGATATGTTCATTTATATTTTTACCTTCAGTTAGGCTATTCATTTTAATATATGAAAACAACCATATAGCCAAGATTGAATACCCTGTGAATCTACACAAATCCAATAACTTTTCGAAAAAATCATACATTTTCTATTCCTCCCCTAAATTATCATACAGACATTTAGGTAATATTCCAATGTTTACCGAAAAATAATTTTAAATCACTTTATACCTGAAACTACAATGTACTTTATACTTGTTTCAAAATGAAGCTCTTATTTTATAAACACACGTACAATATTGGGAGTCACACGCTCAATTACCCGCATGTCTGTACGCTCATCATAAATGGCAATTTCTACATAGCGTTCAATCACAGTTTTTTCCGTTTGTTTCTAATTTCTTAATAGTAGAGGTGATTACTTGATAAATATCTTTATCAATTGGTATTTTTGCAGATTGAATTGTTTCATTATAAGTTATATATTCGACTTTTACAGCCACTTAAACACCTCCTAAATAATAGACATATTATAAATTCTAATAAATGATTATTCATTAGCTAATATAGAAATTTCACGCTCAGCTATTTCTAGTACTACATAGTGTTGTAACTCAATTGGTTTAACTTCAGTTACAGTTCGAACTTCGCCCAAAACACTTGTGGCATAAGCTTTAACCAATCGTTTTTTCACTTCTGTTAATCCTTCAAGATGTTTTTCGTCTGTCATTGCACTACCTCCAAATCTGTAAGCATAGTCAGTATCTTAATTTCTAGTTCTGCATATGCAATTTCTTTTGGAGAAGGTTTTAATGATTCTAGTAATTGTCTTTCTTCACGTTCAGTTTTTTCCTCTTCTGTTTCACCTTCTACCCACTCCTCACCATCCCATTTTGGACGAACGTAAGGTAGAGGTTGTGGGAGCTGTACGTTAATAGTTGTACTTGGGACGGCAATATCACCGCCAACTAAATAGCTTTTAATAATAAATCCTTTTGTATTAATCGTATATGCGTACATATGATTCCTCCTTAGTCTGTACGGTATGTGACATCTATGAGAATGTTCTGACCTTGGTTAGTACTCAAGGCTACGACTTTGCCGTCATGTCTAACCTCGAAGTTAGCTACGTTTGAAGCTCCCGCCATACCGATAAATTCCTCAGTCTGCTTGATAGCGTAACCTACAGGCAATGTAGTAATTTCAGGTGTTGTCTGCGTTACGTTTTTCACACGTCCCTTTAGGTGTACAATTCCGAAACCGTCCTTGTAGAACCTAAGTGGTGGATAGCCCGCGACGTTCTCCCATCCTGCACCTAACACAGTGTTCTGCCAAGTAGGTAATGCTGATTTTGCAAAACTAGAAGTTTGAGGAACCCAAGGGAATATTCCATTACCTGTAGGACTTCCACTATCATATGCTGACAAGTAAGCATCATTAAGAGCTTGGTAAGACGTTTTTGCACCAAGTGAGCTAATACCTTCCATCTCTACTGAGATAGTCATATTGTTGCTTGCGTGAGCTGCTTTTTTAAGCATAAGAGCGATTACTCCAGAACTTAGGTTAATATAGGCTCCGTAAACTAAGTAATCTTTAGCAAACTTAGGTGACATGGACGTTATTTCATAAGTGTTAAGTCTTGCCTCAGGATGACCTAAGTAGGCTCCGATTTGATAAGTTACTTCACACCCTCCTATAGCTTCTGAAGTTGTCCAGTAAGAAGTATACTTGACTTTTATAATTCCTGAGAAACTTCCTAAGATTGGGATAGTCACATCTAATTGTTCCACGTTAACAGAAGAATTCCACATAGCTTGCTGCATATTGAAAACTCTCTTGGCGTAAAAAGGAGAGATGTTTGTTAAAACGTCGGTATTTTCAGTATCTCTCTGTAATGCATTGTCTATTTTAGTTCTGTCTCCTGCCTGTAAGTGAGCACCAGTGTTATTGATATGTGTATTAAGGTTATTACTATTGGTCACAGTCTTTTGGTCAATTTCATAACCCGCCCGTGCTGATAGAGCCTTAGTAGGATCTTGAGTAACGAGGTTATCTATTACCTCAACTTTTTCGCCCTGATCACCTTTTTCTCCCTTTAAAGAAACCAGCCATTCTTCTAATGTACCAAGAAAACCATTTTTTACTGCTACTTCATAAGCTGATAATCCATCATCCCCAGTAGCACCAATGTCTCCTTTTTCACCTTTAATATTTCCTACGTTTTCCCATGCATCCAAATTCTCTGACCATACGAATAATTCACCATTAACAGTATAAGCTTGACCTGCTTGACCAGTAGAAGGGAGTTGAGAAGGGTCTGTTAATTTACCTAAAATACTTAATGCTGCTCCTGTATCTCCTTTATCACCTTTTGAACCTTTATCTCCTTTTTCAGCAAACAATGACCAGTAAGCGTTTGACTGAGTAGGTAATGTTGGAGGTACTTTATTTAGGTTATCCTGTAAAGCAATAAATGTAGAACCATTATAGGTAACCATATTATTTTTAAAGTATTGTGTTGTACCATTCCAACTACCAAGATGAATAGTATGGTTAATTAGTGATTGAAGATTATTAATAGTTACATGAGCTTGTGCGGTTGCGTCCAAAGCTCCTTGTTTGGCATCATTCGCTTCACTTGTAGCAACTTGAGAATCTGATATAGCTTTTTCTATTTCCTCAAGTGTTCTAGAGATTGTAATAAGAGCAGTATGCAATGCGGTGTTATTAGCATCTATCGCTTCTTGAGTTGCTGTATTGTTGGCATCTATAGCCTGTTGAACGGCTGTATTTGCACTTTCAATAACATCATTTAAACGTTGGATTAATTCATCAACATCGTTGCCACCTGCAAGCACCTTAATTTGCATCTGTAAATTAGTCATTCCATCAATAATACGTTGCCAGTTTTCATTAATTTTGTTCCGTTCATCACGACTAATCGGATTGCCTGTATTATTTAAAAGTATTGTCACTATGCTACTCCTTCCTTATAAATATAAGAATCTAAAATTAAAAGAGATACTGCTGACAGTACCTCCATTTATCAATAAATTATTGTTACCTACTGCTAAAGTCAGTAGTTTTTTGTTTGTATTTTTAAAGACACTTAATCCATTTTTAAATGACTGTACACCTTTAATTGTTAAAGTATCACCTAAAGTTATTGATCCGTTATATGTATAAATATCACCTGTGGTACTATTTGTTATTGATAAATTAGATGGGAATGTACCTTTTACAATTATCTCTAATTCATGTTGTCTCGGATCAATGATGACATTACCTAAATTTTTAACTGATAAGACATTTGAGTTATAGGTATACTGTAAGTCATCCTCCCACGTAATTTGACCATTCCAAACCCATTGATTTATATCCCACTCTTTTTTTAACTCTTGTGTGGATACAATGGATTCACCGAAGATATTTACGCAAGTAAACCCAACTTCAAATGACTCCATATGTTGATTAGGGGTTACTTGGAATGCTTGATTGAGTTTTACTAAGTATCGTTTATACGGTTCACCCTTAAAAATGATATAGAACGCTTCTTTTCGTGTAAATAAAGCATTAATTTCATCACGAAGTAAATAGTAATCGTAAATATCTTTGGATTCATAGAGTAACTCAACAGTGATTACTCTGTCTGTAAATTGACTATCTGCAAAGATGCCACCATCACGACCATCTACATTCTCTATAGAATGTGATAATGATATAGAAGGAATGTAGTGAAATAAGTGCTTTAGACTGTAATCAGCAATATCCATCTGCTTACCATTTAACAATTGGATAATCATAGGTATACTCCTTTCGTTAAAGCTGTAACATTTGTTTTTTGATACTGTAATCCACTTATGTTCTCAAATGTTACTTCAGCTATTTTTTGTCCATCAATATAGATAGGTGCAGGTTCTATGTAAACGACTTGCTGTTGTTGCCCTTGCGTCATGTGTTTGGCAATACCTTCACCAATTCCAGATAGGTTGCGTGCATTTAGAGGTAAGATTGCTTCTCGACCTGCTTCCCCACCAACCATTAAGTTATTACCGTTTATACCGAATGCTGTAGGATTAGTCATAATACCGCCTTTAGCGAACCATTCGATACCGATTTTTGGTACAGATGGTGGATTCAGACTGAACTTACCAGTCAGTGAGAACTTAGGTAACTTAGGCATTTCAATTTTAGGAAACTTTAATTTTAAGCCGCTAAAGAACCCTTTAATAGCTTCGATTGCTTTGCTTATTGCTTCTTTAGCAGTTTCAATTGGTTTAGTCATCAAATCTTTTAGTGGTTCAAACTTATTTTTAACAGCATTCCAAATGGCTGTAGATGCTGTAGAGATGGCATTTTTTAATGTTTCAAATGTATCAGAAGCACCTTTCTTTGCACCTTCAACTGGTTTCATGATGACATCTTTAACCTTGTTCCATGCAGTCGAAGCCAAAGAACCAATTTTATCCCAGATACCTTTGAGTGAGTCACTTAGTTTCGAGAATAAATCTCCAACTGATTTACCAAACGTCTTAAACATTTTTAATATCTTACCGATAAACCACAATTCAACTAAGTTCCAGATTGCTTGTACTACACCAGATAGTAATTGTTTAATACCTTCCCACATTTTTGACCAATCGCCAGTTAGTAACCCTGAGAACGTTTTAATTAATCCCATGATCACATTTAAAACACCGTCTATTACACCCTTAATATTATTCCATGTGTCTTGAATCAAACTGAGAATAAAAGGCATTACAAAATCAAAGACTGCTTTAATAGCGTTCCATGCAGTTGTAACTGCTTGAAGGATAGTTGAACCATTTTCATCCCAAAACTGTTTAATTTGGTCTACTTTTTCTTTAACGAAGTCAGTAACAGCACCAAGGGCAACCATTACTACATCTTTAATTGATGAGAATACATTGTTGACAGTTTCTCTAAAAACATCGAACTCGTTATAAGCCCAAACTAGAGCTGCTATCAGTGCAGCTATCCCTGCTACAATTAAAGTAACTGGAGAGGTTATTACAGCAAGTGCAGCCGTCAGTCCTCCTGCTGCTCCTGTGAGAGTCATTATAACAGGAGCGAGTGCCATGCAAGCAGCTACTACTGTACCAATAACTCCAGCTATACCAACAATAGTTGCAACTAATGCAGTGTTTTCAGAAGCCCAATTTGCAATATCAGCGATAAAATTTGCAACATCTGCTAACAAAGGAGCAAATGCTTCTTTTATCTTTCCAATCGCTTCACTAAGAGCATACATAGGATCTGCATTTAGTTTAGCAACGTCAGAGTTTAACTTATCTTGATTCTCTGCTGACGTCTGCATATTCTTATTCATGTTAAGAATAGTGTCAGAAATTTTACTTCCTTGCTCTTCCCAAAGTGTACCAAACAGCTTTACACCAATCTCGTTACGCTTAGTTTCATCGTCAATAGTTGTCAGTGCCATGGTCATTTCTTGCATTGCTTTTGCACCGTCTTGACCACCAGAGGCTACTGATTGTCCCCACTTTTGCAATTGTTCTGCTGAAATAACAGTCCCTTTAATAGCATCTTTCATGGCATCATCGACACCTTGACCAAACTCTGAGGCTACAATACGACCTTCTTTTAATCCATCTAGAAGGTTATCAATATTCCATGTCCCAGTTTCCACACCTGCTGCCATCAATGCCTGTACTTGTTCAGCATCATAGCCTGCACGTTTTAGTTGACTTCCATATTCCGCTATGATGTCAAGCTGTTCTGGAGGAAAACCTATGCCTAGTAAAGAATTTGTCATTGCCAATGCTTCTTGTTGACTGATACCTAACTCTTTACCAATCTCATGAGATTCTTGAATGAGTTCTTTAAAATCAACCTCTGCATAGGCATGAGAAATCATCGAAGCACCTTTGATAATCTCTTGATTCGTTTCCATAGATGCATTCTTATTAAGAGTCATTTTCCTACGGACGCCCTCATATGCAGCTTCTTCATCACCTATTGCAGCAGTAGTTTCCATGATAGATTGACGTACAGCTTTAGTATCAGCTTCATTAAGATTCATTGAGATATCTATCTTAGTATTTAAACTAGATACATCCATTGCCTGTTGGAATAGAGTAGCGATACCACCACCTGCGACTAGTCCTGCAGCAACATCTTTTAAACTAACCCCAAATCCGTTAACTTCATCCTCTGCATCTCTAGCAACATCTGCAATCTGCCCAAATTCTCTACGCACACCATCCAAACCACTTGTATTAATTTGAGTTAGTGCTTGTCTCATTTGGTCAATATCTGCACCTGCTCCAAGTGCATGTCTACCCATTTGATTTAACGCTCTATTAATCTGGTCTGCACTTGCTGTACCGTTAGAAATTGCAGCAGTTAATCTTGAACCTAATACGTCTGAGAATTGTTCTACAGATGTCCCAGTTGCTTCAAAAAACGTTTGTAAATCCTTATTCGCATTTTTTAAACGGTCATATTCCTGAGCTGTCGTTTGAATCTGAGTTTGATACCCTTTTAACGTCGCTTCAGTTGTAGTTAACTCACGTTGGAATGCTCTGTATTGCTCTACTCCAATTTCACCACTAGCAAACTGTTGTTTTACTTGGGCTTGTGCTTGCTTTAGCACATCTAATCGCTGTGAAGTATCATTTAATGCTTGTTGTAATAATGCTTGCTTCTGTGTATAAAGTTCCGTACTTGTAGGGTCAAGTTTAGCTGCTTTGTCAACTTCTTTTAGTTCCTTTTGGGTTGCTTTAGACTGAGCATCAACATTTTTTAATGCATTAGTAAGTTTGGTAGTATTACCGCCAATCTCAATATTGATACCTTTAATATCTCCTGCCAATAACATCATCTCCTTTCTTTGAAAGTAAAAAAGGAAATGAAGCTTTTAAGCAACATCTCCCTTAGTAATTATATTTTCAGTGCATTTATATCTGCTTGAGTAGCTTTCTTGACTTTTTCCTTCTTATCATCAGGATTAATAGTATCTGCATAAAGTTGTATATGATCTAATACCATCCCGATAGACATGATGTCTAACTCGAACAAATCTAGCTTAGACATCTTCAACATAAAGATATAATTATTGGTTGTTAATGGTTCATCATCTTGACTTACTTTTTTTTAGGTTTTGGTTTGTTTAAGTTAGATTTAAAATTAGCCTGAATTAAAGGCATTAATTCTTGTAATAGATCGATAACTGGAAAACCATCTTCGAATGAATCAAGCCACTCTTCCAATTGTGGTACACTCTCATCTGCTTTTTTTGCCATAAGCCAAGCAATTCGATAAAACGGCATAAAGTCAGTTAGTGTCCCTGCATTCATATCTTTCTCTAATGCAATAAATTCTGCCAAAAAGTCTTTTCCAAACAAACTTAAATAATGTACTGGTGTACCACCTGTGACTTTAAATTTTACTTCTTCACCATTAATATTTATTGATTTCTCTGCCATAAAATATGATTCCTCCGATGATTATATTATTAGATTACTCTCCAGTACCTACCTCTTTAGTAGCTGGTTCTACCACAGCATCGTAAAAAGCATCATAGATTGCAGGGTCTGTTGTATCACCTGTATTCCATCGAATTGCTCTGTCACTAGTACGTGGCTTTGCTGTAAACGATAATTCTTGACCTTCAATTTCAATTGATTCTGCCACCGTGTTTGCTGTTTGAGATGGACGTGCAACTGTAACGTCATAATATACAAAACGAGTAGCCTGTGCGTCACCGTTAATTTCAAACATGAGAGCAATGTCCTTTTGTTTAGCGTCAGATGATTCTAGAAAGCCACCGTTGACCATTTTTTCACCTAATACATCTGTACGGAATTGGTCAGTAATCATTGCGATTGTTAATGCACCTTCATAACCTGTGTTACTATTTCGTGAGAAGAAAATTCCATTGTCTGCATGGAAGTTCATCGGGTCACCTGTAGGGTCTAATTGCAATGAAACTGCACCCTCTATACGTACCGGTGTACCATATTTGTAAGTTCCGTCTGCCAAACGTTCAAGAACAGCATAGTGAACATTTGTAAGACCATATAAAACTCGATTTTTTGTCATAATTTAGATTTCTCCATTTCTATTTTTATTTTATAAGTGTGATAAAATACATGCGTTGATATAAATTTTCTTGATCTATGTATGTCTCGTCAGTATCGTAAAAAATACCATTATCATCTAATAGTTTCTCTATCTTTTCTTCTAAATCTAAATCTTTATCATCTGAATAAACTTCAACCCTATAATTCACAACCTGTTTCCAGACTTTGTTGTCTGCACCGAGATTATTTGAATCTTCTTCAAGATAAACAATAAATGGTGGGTCAGGAGGTGGATTAGTTGAAGTGGTTTTAAAGTGGTTATAAGCAATTGGTAAACCTAACGTACCTAATATCTTTGCAAATTCCTTTAACTTCATCGTCCCTCAACCGCCTTTATTACTTCCTTTTCAAAATCCTTAATCATTCGCTTTTCAACTGGTTTTATATGAGGTTGTGCTTGTGTTCGTCCACCATCTCTAGTTACGTGACCATTTTCTAGTAAATGTGTAAGTTGTGGGTCAGTAGCATTGTATAGAATGTAATTACTGCCCTTTTTCTTAATAGACCAACCTTTTGCATAATCACCCCTTGCGCCTTCTGGAGATGTTTGGTGTAACTTGTTTTTACCTTGTTTACTAACGTTCTTAGCTGCTTTATCTACATCTTCTTCTACAGCATTCGCATAAATTGCTAACTGTCTTGATAATTCGTTTGCTAAATCTTCAATACTAGCCACCAATTTTCACCTCGCAATATAATTCAATATCACCATCATCACGTACAAAAGTACGATATACCGAATACACTTGGCGATTATATTCAACTTGTGTTTCTCCATCGTATTCATCGTAGTCAACAATAATAGTTAATCTTGCTTTTAAACCATTTTGCATTGAAACTGAAAATTCATTTTGACCAATACTTGAAACAGCACAATAAACCATTTCAGGTACTGTTATTTCAATTTGTTGAAATAATTCATCAACGGTTATTTTAGAAGATATTAAAAAACAAATATTATCCTTTGAATAATTTTTCCCTCTACCAATCGATTGTTTTATACTAGGCATCTGTAAAAGTACCTACCTTCTGAATTACTCGATTATGGATACGGAATTGTAAGTTTCGAGGAAGTCCAATGTCTTCTTGTCTTTTGCGATACATCCAAGCTGAATAATCCACAATTAATTGTGTATCTTCTACAGTTGCTGAAGATAGATTAACTCCCATTTTTTCTAATTCGTTAGTTGAAGATTCAATTAAATTGGTGAAGAGAGTATCACGCAAATTATGCATAATACCCATATCCAATTTAAAAAGTGATAAACAAGTTGCAAGTTTTTCCTCGCTCATCATTTATCACCTTCAATCTCCGCAATTAACGGAAGCCCTATTTTATTGTCAAAAGACTTTAATTCCTCTATACGCTCTTTATTCAAACGACCTTTACGAGGGTACTTGTCTCCAACATTATAAATGTGGTTAGCATCCTGTAAATCCCTGAACCGCTTAACTACCTTGTATTTCATATGTATCATCCTTTCACTAGGATTAAGCGCCTTCTACTTCTGGAGTATAAGTTACATAAAATCCTGCATCCGAATCTGTTTTCTCAACGTCAAAGCGAACGAAACCAGCTAGTAATTGACCATACACACTATCATCAACCCATTTAACAGAAGCACGTTTACGGTCAAATAATGTAGCGAATGCTTTTGGATCACCGATAAAAGCAACTAAATTGCCATCAACAGTTCCAATTACATCATCATCCAATACTACAACTTCTCTACCAAATAACTTTTTACCAGAAGCAACAGTAATGTCAGTTTGAAGTAAATAACGACCATCTTTATCTTTAAGTGTGTCTAATACGTTGTATAAAGAGGACGAAATCACAGCTTTGGCATTGTACACTTTCTTTAAATCTTTATTAAATACAGCTTTCAAACCATCTAACCCTGTTACCGCCTTCGGTGTAGCTGTTTTTAATACTGTAGCAATTGCAGCATTTTTCGTATTAAGCTCTTGGTCAGCAATTTCATCAGCAATTAAACCTGTTACATCATAATCTGCATCATCAATAACCTCTTGCGATACTGGAATGTAACCACGATAAGTTTCGATATCATAAGGTACTTCTACAATAGTTGGTTTTGCTAGTTCTGGATTAGCTTGTAATTCAGCAACAGATACCATTTTACTTCCTGATTTTTTGATAACTGGATATTTACCTGCACCACTATTTACTTTTGCTACATTTACTAGTTTACTTAAATCAATTACGTCTTCTGGCGCTTGTTGAGGTGTTAATAGTTCATCAGGAATTAATGCTCCTCCTTCTACAGATGTAAACCCTGCTCGTGTCTGTCCCTTTGTGCGTACATATTCATTGATTGCTTCACGTGTTTCAATTTGATTTGCCATGTTTCGTTTAGCTCCTTTAGATGGTGATTTGCGATTTGATTGTTCTAATTCAGTTTCTAATTGTTCAATTTCTTCTTCTAAGTTAACCTTTTGTTCTTCTAACTCTTTAATTTCTTCTTCCAATTTATTAATTTCTGCTTCGATTACATCTAAATCTTCTTCCGATTCAATATCTTCAACTGATGATGCTAACTCATCACGCTTTTTTAAAAATACGTTTAACTCTTCCTCTTTACCTTGTAATGCACTACGCTTTAAATTTAATTTAGCTCCGATTAATACTGGGTTCATATTATTTACAAATCCTTTCAAGTAATTGTTTTTTTCGTTGTTCCAATTTTTGCTTTTTCATTTTTTGCACATCTTTTTGTCGTGCCGCTATTTCTGTTTGAGGGTAAGCTGGAAACGCTGTAATTGACACTTCTAATAAATCAGCATCCTTAACAATCCACTTTAGACTTCCGTCTTCACGTTCTGTTACTTCTTCTGTTACAGGGTAAAAACCAAATGAACATCCTCGAACTTTTCCAGTTTGCACCTTTCGATACGCTGATTTTGCAAATGGATCTTCTAAGTCAACTTTTACTCGACCATACAAACCATGTTCGTCAACTTTTAATTCAAGAGTCTCACTTCCAATACTTCCCAAAACTACTCGTGTATCATGATTATCCAGTGCAATAACGTCTACTTTTTCATTTAATGAACGGTTAAACGCCTCTGCTGCAATCTCTTCATATGCTCCTGCCCAAAGTTCTGTCTCTTGATTAAACACTACGAAATACCCTTCAATATAAGCATCTCCATTTTCTTCAGCAGCACGTGTTTTTAATTCTGTTGTAAAATGCATATGTCGCTTATTCATTTTCTTCACCACCTTTCAACTTGCTCTGATTACCTAGTTGTTTTGATGGTATATAATTTTCTAAAATAATCAATTCTTCCATCTCCTCGTCTGGGTCTAATCCTACCCAATCACGTAATTCATTTCTTCGCATTGCATTACGGTCAACCATTTCTGTTCCAGCAGATACCATTTCATCTAAGTTGTAGCTGAATAAACTACGAGGATTTAAACGGAAGAACCAATTTTGATTAAATAACAAATCCCTCGTTAATGTTTGTGCAATAATCTGACCTATTGAATGAATACGAGTATTAATAAAGTTGTTGTACTCTTCTTTTTTAAACTCTCCAATCCCTAAAAAGAAAGGGGGTACATCTAGAATGGCAGCAACAGTTTTTTTATCTAGCTCCATACCTTCAATAATTGCAATATCCTTTAATGATAAAGGTTTAACTTGCTCAACTCCGAGTAAATTAGCAGGAATAATCCAAGGCTTACCACCATCAGTTTCAGCAAAATATTTTTCCATTATTTTCTCTCTACCTTCTGCACTCGCAAGCTCTTCAGTCATCGCGTCCACGCTAACAATTAAAGAAGGCATGTACTTACCACTCATAAAATTGTTCTTCGTTTTATTTGCTTGAGTTAAATTTCTAGCAATTTCACTTAATGCTACCTTATAACCTGTCCCTCTATACGGATATAGTGGATGTGGATTAATTACAAAATGTACTACCTCATCTGGTGTGTATTTTTTATCATTGCAATCAACTAAATAACCACCATCTTCTAAATCGTCATATGTAACACACTGCATTGGGAATGGTGTTAGATTATCAATTAATCCTGTATTACTATCTACACCAATATGTACAATTGAATTTCCATTCCCATATAACAATAAATCCCGAACGATTTTATAAAGCCATGTTTTACGTGTCATATTACGACACGGCTCTATATCAATCTTTCGGGATAATTGGTTTTTAATACGCTTATCGCCTTTATCGGTATTTTCCATCAAATGAATGGTCATGTTTGATACCAAGTCAGCAATTTTATTTATACCTGTAACTATATCGGGATGATCCGCTAATTTAACATAACCTATTTCATCAACGCTTCCTATTCCCAATGGGATAGTTACCGATGAACGTGTTTTCTTTTCTCGTTTCCAAAATGCCATTTGTTCACCTCCTTTAGCTATTGAGCCAACTTGATGCATTCTGCGAGTTCGTCATATCTTCAAGCATTTGTACTGCTCCAAATACAGCCGCATCGAATAGATCAATACGTTGAGTACCACCATCACCATCTACTTTTTCGTATTGAATCATGTCATCAGTTTTCTCAATCGCTCTCACGTTTTGTACACAATATTCAAATGCTTGGTTGTGTACATAATAAAATTCACTGTTTTTTGCTTTCATCTCTATTCGTCTAAATCCTTCTGATTTTTTATAGAAATATTGTGGTTGGTCTACTATTTTGAAGCCAGCTTTCTTCATACCCAATAAGAATTCTCGACCAAACTTTCTATCGAATCCGACTTTTTTGATTTTAAAGCCAGACTGTTTCATTTTTACGAACCAGTTAATAACGTCATCATAATGGACTGTTGGCGTATTACTCATAGTTAAAACACCATCATCTTGCCAACCAAATAGTGGTATCCCATCATCTTCAGCCTTTTTATAAGCAGTAACAATTGGAAAGAATGCATGAGTTATGACAATGTCGATCTCTTTACCTTTATAGTTATAACGACCATAAAGACTTGCTGCATTTAAATCATGTAATTTTGCTAAATCCGCACCACCATACCAATCAATTTTTAATTTAGCTAATTCTTCTAATGTCCAATTGTATTGTCGATCCGAATTTTTAAAGTCGTTAATATCAAAGTACGCTTTTAACGAAGATGTAAAAATGTTCAGAGTTTTATTAAAGAACTCACCTCGGGTTTGTGGGTCATTCATTGCCAATTCAGCATCACGCTTTAAATCTTCTAATGTCACAGTGACACCAATATTTGGATTAGCCATTTCTAAAATCTTATCATCAGTATAATCTGGCACATTTCCCTTTTCATCTTGATCAGCTTTGCAAATAAAGATAAAGTATTCATCATCTATAATTGAACCGTTTAACACTTTTTTACAATATTCTAATCGCTGAGCAAGGAATCCATTAGGAATATCTCCCGCTGTGGAAATTGCAATTAATAGTTTATTACGATAAGCTTTTTGGGAATTTTTCATTAATATGTATTGTTTTGCTGATTTCCAAGTGTGGACTTCATCGAGGATAAGTAAATTGGAGTTTAAAGAATCGAGACGTTTCACATCATTCGCTAATGCTTGAATAAAAATAGAGCCTCCATCACTAAAGTTTTTAGTAATTGAATGCTCTTGGTTATTGTCACGTATTTTAATTGATTTGTCGTTTAATCTTTCAACATTATATTTTAAAAAGCCGAATGATTCCATCGTTTGTTTTAAACTATTAGCTAATATGTATAATTTTGAACCTGAAGCACGTTCTAAAATAGAAAGAGAGAAACCAAGACTGCTCGCAAATGCTGTCTTACCTTGCTTTCTCGGAATCATTAGTAAACTTTCGTGAAAACGTCTAACATTACTATCTTTATTAAAGAACCCTAGTAGATTGACTACAATAAATTTTTGCCACGGCTGTAAAAGCATTGGTTTCCCTTTTAACGGTGTACCTTTTAAATCTTCACCTTGCTGATGTGCTACTGTATTTTCAATTAATCCAATTACAAAATCAAACTGGTCTTGTTTAAAATCTAGGTCTTCACGCTCTAAATCGTTCAAAAATCGAATAGCAGCTGATCTATTTTCAACACAAGCAACCTTTTTCCAATCAGCAATTGCTTTGGCATAATCATAAGCCACCTCAAAATTATGCGAATTAATATGAGATAAATCCATTTACATCACTTCTGATTAGTGAGAAATTGATCCAGTGGACTCTCAATTTGTTCTACTTTTTTAGGTGGCTCAGTATCTAAGGTTTTAGGGTTTAAACGAAGACGATCGCTATATGAAACTATATCTTTTCGTAATGATTCCATTGCTGTAAAAATAGGACGCTTTCTATCGTTTGTAGCACCAGCTTTATTTGTGTACTCTTCTGTAATTTGATAACCAGACTCTTCAAATTGCAATTCAAACACCTGATATTGATGTAACATACCAACATAAATGTCGATTAAATTATTATACTCTTTTTTATATGTACCAAGATTTTTCATTTCACGAATAACTGTGCTTCTTAATTGTTTTTTAGTTTTTACCGTTATCAATCTCTCACCTCATTCTTTTCTAGTTTCAAATTAACACCCCTTTATGTCTCAAAATCAGAGTGTGGGGGAAAAAGCCCTCATCATCGTTACTCCATTTCTTACTTTGCAAGGTGTAAGTATGGGGGGTTACTTTTTCTCGCCAATACTCACCCAAAACTGTGAGCGTATCATTAGTACGATCATGCATAGCGTCATGGCACTTCCCACATAAGCTGACAAGATTCCAGCTGATCAAACTTAACTCTGGATATGTCTCTAAAGGATTACAATGATGCACTGTATTCGCAATACGATTCCTACCGTACCGCTTGCACTCTCTGCATTCATACTGATCACGTTTTAAAATATTAATTCGTTTACGCTTTCAAGATTTAGACTTATAAAAATTCATAATCCTCTCTCCCTCCATCAAGCTTGTTTTTATACAAATCATCATATACAACTAACATTGGCTCATAATAGTATTTTTGACTAAGTGTTAACATAACCTTATTATCAATCATAAAGATATACTCGCTACCACTGTACAGAATACTTTCACCATAGAAATAGTTTTCATGATTACCATTCCTACTTATAATCTTATACTTATTCATGATTTTCACCTCCATTCGTATTATGTTTAAGATGGATGGAAGCATATAACAATCATACAAATCTGATACATCAATAATGATACAAACCTTGTGTCTCATCATACACTACAGTAAACGTATCATCTTCTTCGGCATTTAAATTGTCTGCAACAGCCCTAATATAAATTAAAATAACATCCTCACCAAAAGGTATTTCCGACTTATCATAATAAAAAGTAATGCCATTTACTTTAACACTCTTATAATCCTTCATCCAAAAATCATAATCAGGATGAGAAGGATCGATTTGAATAACTCCATTCTTAACTTTTACAACCTCTTTACTTGCTACAAGTTCTTCTATTTTTTTAGTGGCGTCATTTAATTCTTTCCAATCTTCTTGAGTTGAATTTGTAAACTTGTTCTTTTTGATAGTTGGCTTTTTTAAGTCGCTATAACTAGGTAATTGATTGTATTCTAGCTCGTAATATCCAGTTGGTACTACTTGAAACTGACAAACAGGACAAGTTATACCCTCCATATTATTACTCCCCCAAAAAGAATGAGATGGATTATCCAAACATCTATACATAATTTTACTCATACTCTATTCTCCTTAATATTAATTAATACGAACTGCTACTCATTGCATTTGAGCTTGACTTAAAGGATGTTTGCAATCTCGCCTCTTCTCTTCCTTTAGCATTTAAAATAGAGTCATATCCTAAAATTATTTTTGTACCAACAACAAAATCAATCTGTTTCTCTTGGAAATCATCATGTGTTCCTTTATTCAATATGTCTTGCAACTGCTCAGCGCTAATTCCTTCTGTTTCAATAACTTGATAATGTCTAAATGATTTAGTCACTATTCCTTTCCTCCTTTTTTTAGGCCATAAGAAAAAGCCGTAACAATTTGATACGACTTTTATTGAATATTAATATTTATCTTTTACTTCTTCTGGCACATACTCTAGTAATATTAAAAATATAAAATCCATATTTTGAGGAGTTAAATTTTCCCCTCCACTTGTCTCTAGTTCATTTATAACTTTTTCAATAATATCAGTATTTAAACCTTCTTTTTTCATCTTTTCTAAATGAACTTTCATAATAGAAATTATCTTAGAGTATTCATAATTCCTCTCCGAAATACAATAATCTGTTTGCATGAACATAATATTCACCTCCTATCTAATACAATTCTAAAGTAATAGGAAGCATATGTCATTAATAATAAATTTAGTAAATATAATTAAACTACTTATAAAATAAAAAGAAGAATGTAAGCGAAATAAGATCACTCAACTTCTTCTTTTTATTTTTATGTATTTATTTATATAAAATATTAATGCATCCTACTTTGGATGCAATTATAAAATTATTCACTACCGACCATTGCGATATCGATTAATTTTAATGTGATATCGTATATGATTTCAGATTGAGCTTTTATGATTCCGAAATCATGGTCATTTTGTTTATCTGTGTAATTTTCAATGGCTTGGTATCTTATGAGCTGATACTGTTTCAATTCACCTAACAAGTATGCAACATCTTCTTCACCTTTCGAAGTAGGTGTTATATTAATTGTATTTAATTTATCATTAAGTGCAGAACCTTTTTCAATTAGTTCCTTCTTTTGATAATCTTCCAAAGGGGAGTTAGTTATATAATTCTTCACAATTTCATTGACTTTCGTTAAATCTCCAACAAAATCATACAAGATGACATCTACTTGGGCACTCAAATCATTGTTAGGCAACTCATCTTTTACTTCATTTTCAATTGGTACTTCTTTGATTTCTTCGACAACATCAGCCTTTGTTTCTACTTTGGATTTTTCTTTTACTTCAGTATCAACTGTTCCATCTTCTTTACCACAAGCAACTAAAAATAGGGAAGTACATAAGATGAGAAATAAAAAACGCTTCCTAAATTGCATAAATTCACCTCCAATCTACTTAATTATAAGTAAATTGGAAGCATATATCTTTAATATAATTTTGATATTTGAAGTATTATTTAATCATTTAGAAAATTTATAAGTCCATTATGATTCACACTTATCAAACAACTCCCAATCAACATCCTCACGATTAGGTGGTAACGCAATACCCGCATTACTTAAACATAACTCCAATTCAGTGATATATGAGTAAATAGCATCTACTCGTCCTTCATCTATTGACTTACTATCTACCGATAACATGGCTTTAATTTCTTTTTTCGTTAAAACCTAATTTTCGTAATTCTTTAGAAATTTCCTCTAACATAGTAAATCCCTCTTCCTTTATTTCGACTTTACCGATACAATAATTTCACTAGTTTCATTTTTAGAAACGCATCCTAAGATGTGTTTACTTGAGCTAATTTGACGTTTATTTTTTATCAAATCAATAAGGTCAGTAATATATAAGTAAATTAATAAAACAATACATCCTAATACAAATCCCACACCATTCATAATTTATCTCCATAATTAAAAGAGAGACACGACTTAACGCATCTCTCAAATTGTATGTATTATAATTAAGTTGGCAATTAAGCCAAGTAGATCCCCTGCATCATGACCCATATATGTATTAAAGTGTTACATGCCTACTAAATAATTCATCAACCTTATTTAACAGCTCAAACTCCGGAGTATCAATGTTATATCCATGTGCAAGCATGTCTTGTAATTCGTTATAAAAATTGCAAACTTCTTGATGAAATTCATTAAACTCGTTTACCTCAAAATCTGTTAAACCTTCAAACTCATCCTCGAAAAGTAATTTCACTAACTTTAAGATGGCATCACGACTTGCTAAATTCTTCGTAATATCCTCATTTAATATGTTAATAGCGCCCATAAAGTCGGTATTCTTTAAAAAGTTAGTCTTATGTCGATTTTCAAAGTAGCAACATTTAATCATTGCAATATTATCACTATAGACTGTATTGAATTGTGAATCATTATAGCCATACACGTATTTATGGATATTAACTAATTTAACCGTATAGCCATTTAACATCTCTTCTAGTCCATCAATATCATTACTAAACGCTTCTAGAAATGCTTCATGTTGTTCGTCATCTTGTACAAAGTTCCACAAATCACCTTCTACGTATTGCTTTAGTTCTAACTCTGCAGTGTCATATGTATTAAATAAATCAATAAATGATTCACCTAAAACTGATTCAACAATAGGTTTCATTCCTTCTCCAGCATTTTGAATAATAACATCAAACATCTCATGCGTGGCATCGATAAAACTATCAGATTTCCATTCGAGGTATCCTTTATTATAGTAGTAATCTTTACATTTGATTAGATTATCAATATAGACTTTATCTGCTTTGTGATTATAAATTATCGAGTGTACCTCTTGCAGACCGTAGATCACATCATCTACATATGTCGTTATTTCATCAACATCTAGTCGACAATCTCTAATCACCGCCATAGATTCCTCATTATTTTTTGTTAGAGCCTCTAATTTATCAATCGTTAAGCTTACATTCTCTAATTTCATAATTGTTTTTGTCATCTAATAAACTTCCCCTTTTTCACCTTTTGTATGTAATATGTAAAATTATGTATTATGCTTTATCAGAGCAATTGAAATCTTATTATATTTATTGTTGTAATACTCAAATCGTCTTATTGTGCTTTATTATTGTTGTATAACAAGCAATTATTTTGAATGCATCTAAAGCTAACTCCAAATTTATTACCCATTTCTAAAAACCATTTCATTTTTGTCCCATGTGGTAAAGTTTTGTATTCCTCACGCAATTTAGTAATAACATCCTTATCTAATCGATTTACCTTTTCATACATTTTACGTCTGGCACGATTAATTGCTATCTTTTCTAAAATAAGATTTTCGATTTTATTATTTGAACGATTAAAATCCAAATGGTCTACTTCTAATCCCATCATCTCCCAATTAAAATGATGACCTGATCCAATTGCAAATGCAGTTCTCATACATAATACATGGACTCCTACACTTGATGAAACATTATCATCATTTACAACATGTGCTAGACAGTAATCATTAAAATTAGGGTTGGCTACTACCCACACACCTTTAACCTTGTTCCAAATTCGTCCGTTTTTTAAGTCTGCTGCATAACGGCTATAATTTGGGATGTCATGCAATACTTCTAAATCAATTTCCTCGATATTTACTTTAAACATTTAATTTCCACCTTTTTTTAACTTATAAGAGCCTCTCATCTCTCCTTGTCCTTACTGTTAAGCATTTATTAAACAACTTTATATGTATCAATAAAGCTGACTAAATCATTTTGCATTGTATTTGTCATGTTTGCTTTGCCACTAAAAAATTGCGAGATCCAACTAACAGTGACATTTAGGTGAGCACTATAATCTTTCATTTTTAAGCCTTTCTTTTTACCTTTTGCTAGTAAATCTATACGTTCATCAAAATTCATTTTTACTTTTTCACCACTTTTCATTATTTATCACATTGATATTTATATTTTTGTATGTTATATTATAATTGATAAAATCTGTTCATTTTCGTTTAAAAATTAAGTTTAAAAAATATCCCTCTCTTACCTTTATAAAAAAGGTTGGGAGCTACTCTGAGTTAGTAGCATCCCAAAAAGGAGAAAATTTAAATGAGGAATGGAAAGCATCTCTACTCTCCATTAGTCAAACTTTCAAACATGCCACAAACCATTGATTTAACTAGCTTTCTTGCTGATTTCATTTTTAGTTCCGTTAAAATTTTTACTAAAAATGTTGACGAATACTTCTTTATGTGATTTAATTATAATTTTAAGCAATCTATTGTACTTCTTATCAATTTTTACTTTTGCATTCGGATCGTGGATATCTGAAATAAACGAATAAATAGTTTCAGGCTTTATTTTTAACTTACCAATCCTAGTTTCAAATTTTCGTGCAACATCATCAATTAATGTAAACTGTTTTTCTTTGTCTTTAACATCTACATAGATTTTCGCAATTGCATCTTCTAATTCTTCTCCAATTTCTATTAATTTCCTCTTTTGGTTGCGATTCGCTTTATCTTTATCTAATGAGTGATTTAACAGATCAATAAGCTCGTTAGTTTTTGTAGGTTTTGCATTCTCATCTTCATCTAAAATATCTTGAAGCATATCCATTGGAGTTTTAAATTGTACATACATCACTTCTTTACGCTTTTTACGGTCAATATTTTCAAAAAATGAAGGTTTAAATTTTTTCTTTTCTTTTGGTACTTCTTCAAATTTTAAAATGTCAGCATCTTTATTTATGTACTTATTAACCGCCAACACCACTGAACGGACAGCCTTTTTAACGTCAATTTCAAATGTTTTCTTTGCAACATCAATCGCTAACGTACTAAGTGCAGCAACTAAATTAGTAAGCTGCAACACCTGTTCAGCTTTTTCATTCTCTCCAATCGATTGTAAATGATGGAATAATGACATCGCCAACTGTCCACTATTTACACACTCACCTATCACTGTTTTAGATTCAGCAATTTTATTATCTGCTTTAGCCATATCAATGTCTGTCAGCTTATAAACTATTGCTTCATCTTCTGATTCTCTTACACTGGTTTCACATACTAGATAATCCTCATTAGCCTTTTTAGCCAATCTAACTACCGTGCTATTAGTAGTTGCGTGTACAAAATCCGAGTCAAAATCAGCCCCTGAAAGTCGGGACATGATAGAGTGATTCACTGAATTAACAACTATTATCTCTTTACTTACTTTTATGTATTTCTTAATCTTACTATTATATGTATTATGTACCGCTAAAATATTACTCATATTTGTATGCGGATTACGATGTAAAGCAATTTCTTCACCAAAATCAAATTGAGTAGTATAAACTTGATTACCATTCAACACTAAATTATTTAAATCTAATTTATCAATCGCTTGTTGAAGTAACTCAATTGGATTAGACAACATTGTTAAATTGTCACCTTGTACACGTACTTTTCCTTTTGCTATGCGTTTTTTATAGCGATTAACCACTTGACTGCGGTAATCTTTAAACATTTTCGTGTAAATAATTTCAGGGTTAATCTCAAATAAATTAACGTAAAAATCATTTAAATTATTATCATTACTTGTATCTTTTAAGTGCTCAATTAATGTCGCTGAGTTATTCTTTAAATTATCCATGTACTCCATTTCAATTGCCAATAACTCATTCATATCATCTTGGCTAGCTAATAAAGCATTAATCATCTGGTATGACATTTGTTGGGTTACAGTTCCATCTTCTAGTTTTGGAGCTTGTGACGGTTTATCATATTTACATACCCCAAACATTTCTCCTTCATCTCTAACTAAGTCTTTCCAATATTTATACATCGCATTTTTATTTTCGTTAGCAGAATCCAAACCCATCTTATATGCCATCCTAAACATTTTCATTGAATTAGGTGTTACAATCATCTTTACATTCTCAGCTAAAATAGGATTACCGAACATGTCTCGTAAAACCCATTCATCATATTTAACGCCATATGGACAGTTATCTTTTAAAAATAATTGAATATCAGTTTTAAACGTTGCTGATTTAAAGAAGTGATTTCGTAACAATATAAATGATTTGTCTGCATAACCTGAAGCTTCGATAATACTCACATCGAGCAATGATTCACCGTCAAAAATATCATTTGTAATTGAATAGTCATCAACTTCATCAACAGTTAATCTCTTTTTCTTTCCTTTACCCTCTACATAAACTAAGTTAACATCTTCTTTAAATGTAGATTTCACATCATCAACTAATAGAATATTATCAACGTTAATATTGATTAAACCTTGTATTGCTGAACCAATTAACGATTCATACGCTCGCAAACTTACGAGATCAACAGTTTCTTCTTCATCAAATTTAAGTCCCATACGTTGCCACTTCGTCATTATTTCATGTAACTCCTTATCAATGAATAAAACTTCACCTTTACGACTTTTAGATGATGAGCGAGCAAATTGTACGTATTCAATTCTTTCAATTTTATCTACTTTTTTATAGTCGATAAAGAAGCCATCTTGATATAATAATTCACGTAATTTTTCAACTTTTACGGATTTCCAATCCTCATTATTTTTAGCCTTTTCAATTTTATCTAAATATGCGTTCGATTCCTCTATGTTCTTATTTAGTTTTTTAATTTCATTTTCCTTATTAATTTCGAGTTTTAACTTTTCGATCTCATTTTTATACCCTTCAATTCTGCTTTTAGTACGCTCAATTACCGTTTCTGCTTCATCTACGTCATAATCGAACGAGACATTCACTACTGCATTCGATAATAATTTATTAGGATTAAATTTACTCCTAAACGTTTTGAATCCTTTAAGAGACTCTAATTTAATCAATTGTAACGAGTGAGGTATTTTCCCAATGTAATCATGAGTTTATTATTTGCATAAATCTTATTAGCCTCAATAGATTGAATATAAACTCCGTTATTATTATTTTTACCCAATATAAATTCCTCCATTTTTCTTTTTTATGTATTTGGTCATTTAATAAGATCAAAAGATAGTCAACACTTTTAAGCAGTAAGTATCGCTAAACTTGCTATTCGCAAATTTGCTCTACTAACAACTAAAAACTATTGCCTTCGCCTTATTTAATTCCACCATGCGCCCTATTCGGTTGCATAGTAAAATTAAAACGTCGTATTATTTTTATGTATTTATTTTCTTTTATAATTCTCGTCAAATTATGTAATTACCTATATAACTAGAAAGGTGTATGTTTTGACGAGGATTTAATGTTTTATGTTATTAACAATTTCCCAATATCGAACAGTTACACTTTTACCATTTATCCATTTGTCACTTCTTTTAGAGAGGATAATATAAGATAATTTTCTATCTTTCAAATTCCCATTCAATGTGTTGATACCTAATGTACGAGCATTCAAGCCATTCTTTTTAAATACTTCTTTTAATTCGGCTTGCTGTTCTTTGTACAATTCAATTCCGACATTAACTTCCAAATACTCGACTAAATTTAATTCCTTCTGCTCCATCTGGACTGTCTCATAGTTGATTGTTTGCTCATATTTAATTCCTAATTTGTTCATCATAAATCGCTTGTACCCCATCCCTTTTATTTGTTTCCCTTTAAATTCAACTTCAATGTCTCGTATCACATAAATTTCTTTTTGATACTGTTTCAATTTTAAATAAGCCAACTCATTTATTTTGAAGTCTCTAGTAGCTTTATCAAAGTAAATGAAGTCATTATGATATGTACGATCACTTATGTATTTTCTATCAAATTCTTTTCTGTTCCACTTAAACAATTCCAATTCCTCTAACTCTTTAGCTTTATCGAAGAGATTAAGTACACCTTTGTTGTAATTTCTTATGTAAATGTTGCATGTGTCTGATTCATCTAACAATCGTTTACGTCCAATACACTGTATTGTTTGTGACCAGTCAAAGACACTCGTTATTAAATGTTTGATTGATGTATCGTAGAGATTTACTCCCACATCAAGAGCCGTGGTGGAAACTAAAAGTCTACTATTGAAGGTTTCATTTTGGATCGGATACCCTTGATCTCTTAATATCTCTTTAGCTTCTGTATTTTTTGTGTATTTTGAACAAAAGAATAAAGTATCCTCCTTGAACTCGTTGTAAACCTCAAGAGCATAATCCATGCTGCCACTAAAAAATATAATTTTATCTTCTGTGTTATGTAATTTGTCTCTAATGATTTCTTTTACATCTTGTTTCTTATTGTAGAAATAAAACTTGTCAATGTAGCTATATGACTTCGGGATGTGATAATAATTATCCTCGCTCACATGCCCCTCATCTATAAACTGATTAAAGATACTGGTGGCTGTTGCGCTCATATAAATCTTTTTTGACGGATGATTGTAAATCCATTCAAATGAGAGATCAGTATACAAGTTATATGTCTCTGTAACGTGGTGAAATTCGTCACAGCATATCCAGTCGTAGTCGGTTATAAAGGCATCTGATGTTTTAACATTACTACGTATTGACTGCTCGATATGCTGGTAAGTAAATACATCTACGTTAAATGCAAAGCCATCCTCAACATCGTCAATTGTTTGTTCTTTTAATGCGTCACGATTACATAAAAACAGTACCTTTCTACCTTTTAGCATTGAGATAGTACTGAGCGCATTTACGATAAAAAAAGTCTTACCTGTTGCCGTACCACCATCTAATATGACATTACCATCCCAACCTTCAATTTCCTCATCACTGATTACGTGACCAAACTTTTTATCACTTTCAAATTTCTTCACTCAATTCCCCCTTCTTCTCCTTTTACCTTTTATTAGGTGATATATGGTAAAATAATATAAAATGTGTATATTATTTTACCTCACTCTATTTACTCCTATTTAATATCATGGTATGATTGCTTCAGCAGCAAAACTGATACATATAAATCTACCTCCTTTCAAAAATAGGTAGAATAAAACCAACACATTTACAAATAGATTGTAAGTGTTTATTTGCGTTTATTTTTATTTTTTATGTATTTATTAATATTATAATGTAAAAGTTGGAGAAGTGACAGTCGAGTCTTATAACTTTTTTAACATCCCCTTCAAGAGTAAATTCAAACTTTTATTAGCTGATCTTAAACTCATCTAAATAATAGTAGTAAGTTATCCAAGTAGCTAGTGGAGGTTATAAACTTTTTTGATACTATCTTTTTTTGCGTAAACTAGTAAATAATGTTATTATTATCAATAGGGAAGGGGAATAAATCCCCTCTGACTTACTTTCGACGACTTTTCTTCTTGCGTTTCGCTGACGGCTTAGAAGATGGTCGTTTTTTGCTTAAAGAGCTATAACAATATGTTGTAGTCCTATTTATTTATTGTTCTTTCTTCAACTCCAATAGACTATCTATATTGTAAATTACAGCCATTTGGTGTATAGTGATTCTAACAATTAATTAAAGTTATACAAGAAGGTTATAAGCATCCAGTGATCGCAACTCGCTGTATAAATCGCTTATAGCCTTTTCAAATTCTTCTTTAGTTTCTGTATCCAAAAAACTAGAGTAATATTCTTCAAGATTTTTATTTGTTCACTCATATTTCTACAGCCCACTCTTCGACTAAAGATTCAGCAATTTTTACAACTTCTAATTCTGTAGTGATAAAATGTTCATCGTCCATGAATATGAAATCACTTATTCTAATATTGCTAGGAGAAAAATACTCTTCAAAAACGTCACTTACATGATCAGGACTATAACCGTAAATTTTAAATTTAAAAGCAAAAGTAAATTCTGCTAAAAAATCCTCAATCACTTTAAAGGATATTGGTAGTAGTTTATAATCTATCTTTCTTAAACCTTCGATAGACAAATTAAAGCCTTCAAATTTGTAAATATCATCATTTGATAGGTCATCCGATTTATACGGAACACCCCACTCCCCAAAACATTCTGGTACTTCAGGTATATCGCCCTTCACAATTACTTTTAATGATGCGAGTTGCTCATATTTTTTTGGTGCTTCATCATAGAGAGTGATCTCTTTCATTAAATACTCATGATTAAACTCGTATAACAATATGTCACAATCAAATTCCATCCTAGATGTATCTGCATCTAGTAATGTAAAGTTGTTGAGTACAACATCACCCTCTAAAGTCCTGTACATTTTTTCCGTAGCTTCCTCAACGCTGTTCGCAAAGATATCAAATGCAAGTAGTGCATCAATTACTGCAATATTGTCATTGTCCTCTAGTACAGAGTAAGTAGCCTCCTTAATAGCAATTAATGTATCCTCGCCATTTAGCTGTACCATTAACTTGTTAAATTTATCCTTGTAACGTAAAAATCCATCACGATTTAATAGTTTAACACCTTTGTAATCAGTAAAATCTGCTTCAACTACGATTCTTGTGCTTACTAGTACACTATACTTTTTTGCTCCTCTATAATTTGGATGTAAAACGCTGTAACAACTGCTCATGTAATCTCTCCTCTTTGTATGTTATTTAATCAGTAATAATTAAAATAATACCGACAATATTAACTGCTAAAATAGCAAATTGATGCCAGTAGTCTGTGATGACTATTTCTTCATCTGGACAATCTAAATAGTTGAAATATCGAATGATTGCGATTGCTAAGTTCAAGTTATCATTCCCCCTATTGCTTAATAAGTTAAATAATTAGCTTTTTAGATAATATACATTTACACAAAATAGCTTATATGATACTATTTATACATAGCTAAATAAGACTTTAAAAAAGCCTGTGAAATTTACACTTTACCCGTTCCCCAACGAATTAAATGTATTATAGGTTGTCTTTTTTATACTCTTTATTAGCTAACAAATTAGCTTATGAACACAGTATAATATCAAATAAACTAATTGTCAATCTACTTAATTAATTTATTTGATATTTTTATAAACGCTCTAGAAAGGTTGATATTAATGAGTTTAGTTGAAAGAATAAAAACACTTTGTAAAGAAAAAAAGATAACAATTGCTGAATTAGAGAGAAAAACAGGAATTTCCAATGGACAAATCAGGAAGTGGGATAGCTCAATTCCCGGAGTAGATAAATTAGAAGCAATAGCAGATTACTTTCATGTCAGTACTGATTTTCTTTTGGGTAGATCAGATCAAAGGTATTTAGATTTAAAAAACACTACTGAAAGTGATGCAGACAAAAAATTACATGAGATTATTAACGGATTGAATGAACGAGAAAAAGAGTTTTTACTTGCAGCATTGGATAATACTCTACAGTTGGCTAAAAGTTTAGCAAAGAAATAATCATATATCTATTTCACTGGATTAGCACATAAGCTAGTCCTTCTTTTAATTGATTCCGCTTGATTTTAGACATATTAAAACTTTAAGTATGTGTGAATAAATAAGTACTTAAATCTACAATCTATAGATTATTACACTTAAATTCTTCAAAAATATTTTTCAATATTTGAACGTTTCTATACTGCTCTTTAAACACCTCTGTTCTAAGCCCTTTTATTTCTGGGATATATGGTGTCCATATATCGTGTGAATGCAAAGGATGATTTTTCCAAACTGATAAAACATATCCTTTGAACGCTTCTTTTTCATCTTTGGAATCAAAAACCAACATGCATTCCATAAATCGTCTGTGGGATGATGAGGCTTCATCACCATCAGGAGTAAAATAAAATTTATGAATGGAGTATTCTAAAGAATCTTGAATGAAATATTTAAAGGAAATATCCCAATTACGATTTTTTGTTAATGAAATACCGTCTGTAAAGGGTGTAGATGTAAAATATCTTCCACCATCTAAAGCAGCTCCTCCTAATGAAAACAATAACGTTTGATGGTAATAAATATTTATATTACACCAAGACGGATTTGAATCTGTTTGGTTGAATAAATAAAATTCATATCCATTCCTGTAGTCTTCATAATCATGTTCAATTGTAAACTCAGGAAAGTACTTATAGTATTTTTTTGTAGAAACATCAGGAGATGAATAAATCCAATCATCTGACTTTTCCAAGTAGTATTTAACTCTTTCCAAAGGAGTTGAAATTAAACGAAATCTTTTTTTCCATAAGTATTCTACGTGATGTATATCAGCAGATTTTTCTTTTGGTGTATTTGTATCCATTACCCTAGTGTAAATATTGTTTGCGAATACACCTTGATATTTCTCGCTTAAATAATAAGGTGTATTAAAAGTATTCTTTATCACAATTACATCAATCTCCCCGTCATTGACGTAGATTGTTTCAACATAAACAATCGGTCTTATTCCTCCAGAAAACTTTTTATCTCTTAAAAAATCTACGAGCATTTGTGTGTTTTTTCTATTCTCATCATTTACAACACTACTTACTTTATATTTATTTTCTTCATCTATTCCTATGATTATATAAGCGTCCCTGTTATCTAAATTATTAGCCATACAAATAATATCGTGTAATAAGTCAGATTTTTTCTCACTACTATACCATTCTCTTTTAAAGTCCCAATATGCCCCCTCTTGTTTCAGTGATATTAACTTTTGAATTACTTGGCGCATCCTTCTTTTTACCTCACCTTTTTATAATTTTATACATTATATACATTCTATCTATCATACAATAATTCAGGATTTTCATAAAGTTGCATTTAAGCTTTAACTTATAACATAAGGTGAGTAACTGCATATGCTACTCACCTTAGTGTTTTGTTTTTATTTTATAGAGACTCAGCTATAGTAAATAGTTAAACATCATAAAAATTTACGTAAAGTATCAGCAACTTCATCTGCATCAATTTCAATATACCGTTGAGTTACTTCATATGAACTATGACCAAGTGCCTTCGATATTATTGCTAAAGGTACTTTTTTACGTACAAGATTAGTTGCATATAATCTACGTATTTTATGCGGTGATATTGAAAGCCCATATTTTTTTGAGTAAGCGTTTATTCGTTTTGAAATAGCATTATTATGTGAATAATCATTTAAAGTCGACTTTCCACTTTTTGAGATAAAGATATAATCGTTCTTCTCTTTATAACGTTTCCTTACCTCGTGATTTTGTTTAATTAAACGTTCGAGCAACATTAACAATTCATCATCTAATGGAATCTTCAATACTTGTCCATTCTTCATGATGTCTCCTGAAAGTACTAACATCTTTTCATTAAAATTGATATGCTCTTCTTTTAGGCTTGTTAAAGTATGGATACGTATTCCTGTCCTATAAAGTAAAACTAAAACCGTTACATCCCTCCAACCAATCCATGAAGTAGTATCAATCAGCGATAATAATATTTCTAGTTCCTTCTCATCTGCTGCTTTTTTAACTTTTTTATCAACTTTAATTTTAATATCCTTCCAAAACTTTCCCTGATCTTTAAGCCAACCGTTGTCATAAAACCTAGTTAAAATTGCCGATACAAACCTAAATCTGTTAGCTTGAGTTGTCTTATCTAAATGATTAAGTGATTCCAACCAATTCATGAATCCTTCTTTATTAATATCATCCATTGTCTCAAGTTTTAAAAATTTTACATATTTTTGCATCGTCTGGTTATAGGTCAACAATGTTTTATGTCTCAGTCCTTGTAATTGCATTTGTCGATTTACAATTTCAATAGCCTTGGATATGGATAAAGAATCAGATTTTTGTACTGCATTCTTTTTCTCGGATTTCTTAGGTTGTAAAGTTGGCTTAAAAACTACATCTTCCATTCTTAATTCTTTTACCTTTCTAGACAT